CTTTGCTAGTCGGAACGTTGATAAAACCGCCACCGCTGCCATCGGAACCAAACCAAACTTTTGCCGCGTCTCCGGTCGTCGTTCCGTTTACGCTAAAAACACCGTTTGATTGAATTGTTCCAACAACGTCCAACTTTGTTCCCGGCGAACTCGTCCCGATGCCGAGGTTGCCTGTAGCATCTACTGTAAATGCGGTTACTGCATTTGTTACGTTATACAAAGAAACAGTACCAGCGGATATAATGCCAGCACCAAATCTCCATGTTTTTGTACCATCAGCAAACGATGCGTAAATGCTTCCACCAGCCGCATCAAACTGCGCGGTTTTACTAGCAATCGTCGTACCGATTGAACCGGTGCCAGACAGGTTCGTCCCATCAAACACCAACGCCGTCCCACTCGTCGCCACCTTGCTGCCGTTGAGGTAGAGGACTCCGTTAGCTGTGCCGCCGGAGAGGGTCAGGCCGGGGATCGTGACGTTGGTCGCCGTGTCCAAATAGACCGCCCGGCCAGCCGGGTAGTCACAGAAGACAAACTTGGTACCTGCTGAAAAGTTGACGAGGCTGCCGCTGTTTGACGAGGCCAGCACCGTATCTCGGGAGAGCGTAGTCCCCGAAGACGTATACGTACCAATGCCCACCTCCCACTCACTAGCGGTCTGGTGAACGATGGTGTAATACGTGGTGTTAGCGTTGCCAATGACAGCAAACGACTGATACCCAGACACCGCCCCCGCGAGGGTTACCGTGCCAGTACTAGTAGTAGTCGTGGTCTCATTGACACGATCAGCAAGTACAAGAGGCATTTTAAGCCCCCATCAACTGATCTTCTGCAAACCAACGCTGCTGACTGATCCCGTCCGTGTCGGTCCACTCGACGAGGTAGTAGATCACTCCATCCTCAGTCATACGCAGCGCGATCACAGGACCTTCAGGCACAACAGCCTTTACGCGAACCACATCACCTTTCTTGTGCATGGGATGCTCCTTAAGCAGCGTCAAGGCTGAAGGTATAGGTTACGTTGAGCGTGTCACCAGAAGTAACGTTGCGATCACCGGGGGCTTGGAAATCCGCCGCCGAGAACAGGATGCCGGTCGTGCCAAGCTTGGTGCTGTTGCTGATCAAGAACGCCCCGCCAACCGTAGCCGTGGCGTTGATGTTGTACTGGGCAGGCGAAGCCGAGTTGGTGATGATCGACGGGTCCGCAGTCGAAGCCGTGCCGAACGTAGCCGCAGGACGGGTCGCGTTGCTATACGGGTCGATCTCAGTCCAACCAGCATGTGAAGCAGCCGTATCCGAAGCTGCCGGAGTATTCGACGCAGCCGCGCCGTAGAGCCCGATGAACCACGCAGCGGTATACGTCACGCCTGAAAAATACTTGGCGTTCATGTCCTGAAGGCCCACGTTCACCACGAGGTTCTCGGACTCAGCAGCCCACTTCAGGTTGCCTTCTGCATCACGGCACTCGATACGGAAAACGCCGCCGCCACGAAGACCTTCCTTCGCGCCGTCACTCTTGGTGATCGAAGCCGCCGCCTCGTCTACCGACTTAGCCTTGTTGGTAAGCATCTCAATAACTCCTTAAGTAAATCGAAGCAGCGCAGAATCGGATGAATTGGTCGGCATCTGCACCGTGAAGGTGTTGGTAGCGATCTTGTCTGCGCCAAAACTCAGGACCGCTATGGACTTGTTGCTCTTGCTTGCGTTGTAGATGAGGCCGCCTGCCGCCGTGAAGGACGCCGGGTTCCACACAGCATCGTTGAAATCGACGTAGACCACGTTGTTCGCCGTGTTGATCGTCACGCCGGTCAAGACCACGCCCCCGGCAACATAGCTACCGCCGACAACCTCGTTTGAGGTTGTGTAGATCGGCGTGTACTCATCCAAGGTCGCGTTGCTTGTGTAGAGCGCAAGCTTGATCGTATCCGTCAGCAGGTTATGCACCGCCTGCGGAAGTTCAGCCTTGAAGCTCAACGTTTGGGTCTGAAAGATCACGCTGCCACCATCTTATTAGACTTGCGCCGGTTTTCAGTCATGAGGACCACCCGCAGGTTATCCGGCACGTGCAATCCTGAAACCTCAGCGCCCCGCAACGGATACATGTGGTCCACTTCCCACTGCACTTTAGTCAGCTCGGTACGGAGCAGGGCAAGATCATAGACCTCGTTGATTAGCCAATGATGTTCAGTACCGGGCGCAGCCCACGCCGGAGTAGCTTTAGTTTTTGCCGCATACCGCCTAGCAGTACGAGCATTAACCGCGCCACGATTGCGCTTAACCCACCGCGAACACTTTTTGTTATGCCGCTCTCGGTTTTTATCTGTCCACTCCGTAACCGCTTTAATTACTTTTTCACGGTTGGCAACATAGTAATTTTTTACATGCGTAATGACACACGGTTTGCAACGGTTCGCAAAACCATCTTTACGGCTCTTATCCCGATGAAACTCGGTCAGGGCTTTAATTTCGCTGCACTTGGTACAGGTTTTCATGATGTCACTGGGATTCTAACTTGCCCGGAACGGTACGCATCACGCCGGTTGAGGCCATCGCCAAGGCGGGCCAGCTGACCAATGGCTTCCTGATACTTCTGCTCATAGTACTGCATCATGTCGGCTTCACCCTTCAAGTAGGTGTAAGCCTCACGGAGTGTTCCGTAGAGCAGTACGGTTTCAAAGTTGTCACCGAGCCACGACGTACCCGCAGTGACAATTGACTGCGGCAGGTAATAGTAGTGCATCTCTACCTGATACGCGGCATTCGGGGTCGGCCCCAAGATCAAGGTATTGTCGTCGAAGATCGCGTAATACTTTGGGATGCCCGTGTCATCCGGGTCGGGATATGACTGCCGGATGAAGTTCACGTCCTTATCGAGCAGGAACTCCTGAGCGTTCGTCGTCGGGTCGATCACCGTCAAAGAGAACGTCGCAAGCCAGTCGCTCGGTAGCGTCAGGTACTTGTTGTTGATGGACAGAGTACCAATCTGGTTGCGACGGATCGCCGGGATCTGGACCGAGTTATAGATCCGCTCTTCCGCAAGTCCCACAAAGGTAGGGATGTTCGCTACGAACGACGTTTCAGTCGATTCGCAGTACTGCTGTACCAGTGTGGTGAGCGTTGCGTAGTTCATGGTCTAGAAGTATTACTTCTCTTTGCCCTGACGCGTCAGCACGCCAGCCAAGCCGCCCTTGTCGAGGTTGACCCCCTCAATGAACTTGCGGCCCTTGGTGGCAGCGCCGTAGCCCTGCATGTCCATGTGGGTCACGCCACGGTTCACATCCGTCTCCGGATAGCCGTTCTCGCCCGTCGAGGCGTTGTTCGGTTCAGGCTGCTTGTACTTGCCGATTGGGTCCATGCTCCAATCGAAGAACTTGAAATCAGGCTTACCCATGATGATTACCTCGGGCCCGAAGAGCCGCGCATCGGGCTGCGCTGATTCATGACCTTAGCCATGCCACGACCGTACTTCTTCATCTCGCTGTTGGTCTTGCCACCAGCACGCATGTTCTTGACCCGACCCGGACCGTGAGCCTTGCTCGCCGGGAGAGCCGCATGCTTCTCAAGTTTACTCGCCATTTTAATACTCCTAGGTCGTTACGACCGTTACATCGCCTACGTATCCCTTGGATACGAGATAATTCGGGGTCAGCCCTGCATCATCTGCAGAGGCCCCACCAACCGGGTTCCAGCCCCACTGGATCATTCTACTACCACCCGCGCCGTCATTGCCGGGTGCAAAATAAGTCGTGTCCGGGCGGGGGTTCCGTATCGCCTGCGGATCGTCCACCGGGTACAGACCAAGCGACAACTGCGGCTGATCAGGCTCCCAGCACGACCCGCAAACAAGGATATTAACGTTCTTGGTCTTGATGACAAGCGGCCTAAGCTCCTTCAGCTTAAAGCGCCACCCGCAGCGGTCACACTGCGAGATAGCATTTTTGCCACTTGCAAACCGATTAGGCATCAGTAGCCCCCAAGGAAGCTCTGTCTCGGCACGAACCGCACCGCAGCCTTCTCCCGATCCTCGCCCGCAGCCAGATCCCAAGCTTCATCGTACTGAGCCTTGAGCGATGCCATCCTAGCTTCAGAGCCGGGAATCTTCATCGAGAGCATGTAGGCCAAGCCCGCGACCATGCAGGGCAGGAAGCGGAACGGGATGTCCTGCCCGTTAGAGCCATTACCCACGTCGAACATGCGGCGCAGCCGGGTGTAGTAAATGGTGTACGGAGTGCTGTTGTCGGGCTTCGGCCACACCGTAAACTGCGGATAGACCACGACATTATTGGCATCGGTTGCACCCGTACGACGATTGATCCAGATCTGGATCGGACGCCCCGTCGCGTTCTTGTTCGGGATGGCAACGTAGGTGCTGGACGAAATCCGGCTGATGTTAATGTCGATCTGGTTCGTGCCGGTGCCTGTCCGGATCACATGGTCGAGCAAGTCCACCGTGTCGGCAGGGAGGTCATAGGTCCCGACGTTGTAGGTCAAGGCATGCGTGCCCTGCTCAAGCGTCCACAAATTGATGCCCCGGTTGGACCAGTCC